GGCAGCATCGAGCCCTGGGTGCAGGCAGCGACCACGATCCGGGACACCTATCCGATTCTGGAAGGGCTCTTTGCTGCTGAGGCAGGCGGCACCCAGAAGAACGTGCATGAAGTGGTCTGGCCCGACGACCTGTACATCACGCCCTTGAACATGAATAACATGAAGGCTCAGCTTGTTCTGGAGGCGCAGCGCATGGTCCGGGCAGATATGTGGTGGTGTCCTGACTGCGAGATACTGAGCAATGAGCTCTCCGAGTATCGGCTGGACATGAAGAAGCATGAGCCCCAGGATAGCGTGATTGCCTTTCTAGCCCTGGCTCACATGGTCTATCCGTTCGTGAGTGAGCGCTTTGAGCCAGCCAGGAAGCTAGGGGATGAGGAGATCACGATAGTAAGCACATCGAGGGAGGTGCGACGTGTCAGGAGGGAAGTACGGGCTCCGAGATAGGTTCTGGATCAAGCTCTATGTGTGGGCCAGGAACCACCTGCCAGAAGGTTTTGTAGATGAGGTGTGGCAGGCATGGATCAGGCAGCGGATAGAGGTTCTGCGTGGCCGTTATGGGGACAGCTTTGTCACATGGGTTGCCACAGACCTGGTACCCGACGATCCTAACATCTTTCATCATAGAGAGACACGATTACGGCAACGGGAAGTGCGCAACTTGCGTAAAACCCCTTGACATTAGGATGTGTCTTTGCTAAAATGGAAAATAGAAATAGTGACATCACTACTCGCACGCCCTACCTGGACTATGAGCCTGAGACTGGTTACATCGTGCTCACTGATGGAAGGTTACGGCAGGTAGTCTGTGCAGCATACGGTGATTTCTCCATCGAGCTACAATGGAAGTGGACCAAGGAGAAGATCATAGTCACATTGGAGGAGTTAGTAGAACTTCTCAGAAGGGCAACTGACAGAGCCTAAGAGCCAAATCCCTGATCTTATCAGATTCAGAGCTAGAGCCTGGGAGCCAATGCTTCCGGGCTCTTTTCTTTTGTGGCGGGTGGATGAAGATACCTGGTTTCAGGCGCATGAGACAATCGGAATACGCGGACACGAGGGGCGGCAAGGCGGACCGTGAAAGTGGGCGCCAGCCTGAGTTGGACTGGTACATGGAGCGTTATCCTCGCTGGCGTTCTCTCTTTGATGGACGTGCTCTTGAGGAGAAGATCTCGGTTGGTGTCGATCCGGCCACAAAGAGCGACCAGGAGGAATACCGCTGGCCCGTGCGCATGAATCTTGTGGGCTCCTATTGTCGCCTCTATGCTGGCTTGCTTTGGGGACGGGGCACCACGAAAGCCGAGGCTGATGAGCTATTCACCTTGCGAGTGGACCCCAAGGGACCTAACAAGGCCATGACTGCTGAGTCTGGCATCATGGCAGAGCGGTTGAATGCACTGTGGTCTTACTGGTTTCATATCCTCCGCATGTGCGGTGTTACACAGCAGTGGGCCGGCGGTTGTGCTCTCAAGGTAGCCTGGAACCCCGTCTCTCCTCTTAGTGTCATGGGCCTCCAGCTTCAGTTCATCCAGCCCGAGCATTTCTACCCTATCTGGAATCCACTCAACTTTGAAGAGCTTATTGCTGTTCGTGTAAAGTTCTCCGTCAGTCGTGATGTTGCAATTTACAACTACAACGTGCCTGCCAGTGAGTTGGACAAAGTATCCGGGTCCAGCGTCAACGTCGAGGAATACTGGGATCGGTCGCAGTACTACGTCGTTGTAGGCAGGGGGCAGTTCGGGCCGGACGAGAACGGTATCGTAGCCAAGATAAGGATGCCAGATGGCACCATGTTGCCCCAGGCTGGCAAGAATCCCTTCGTTCATCCCAGGACAGGTGTGGGCGTCATCCCATTTGTCTATGTGCCCCGGCTGAGGACAGCAGGCTTCTTTGGTGATAGCCTGGCATACCACCTCGATGGTATACAGTCTGAGTTGAACAAGACCCTGGCTGACGTGGGCGACGCCCTGACGGGCGGTACTCACCCAGCCTTTGGCATTTCTGACTACCACCGTAAGGCCATGCTGCGTTCTGATGGGGGCACGAACGTTATCCTTATCCCCACGCATGGCGCTCTGTTTCTGGGTGAGACACCCTCTGGCAGGACACCGCCGAAGGTCCACGAGTTCCCCAAGCCAGAGGTTCCTGCTCAGACCCCTGAGTTCCTGGACTCCCTGTTGTCCTATTCTGAGATGCTTACTGGGCTCACGCCGGCAGCACGTGGTGCTGTGAACAACGCCAGGAGTGGCTTTGCTGTTGCCATGGAGCTTTTGCCCACCACAACCATTGTGGACTGGGAACGAAGCCACTGGACCACGGCTATTGCTCAGCCGGGCGGCATAAATGAGATAGCGTCTGTTATTTGGTACAACAATCAGGAGCTTGCCGGGGTCCTGGGTTTCCATGTACCCCAGCCTGGTTTCTTTCACTTGCGGCAGTCAGTAGAGTACAAGCCGGTGCTGCCTAGAGACCGGCTGGAAGTGATAGATGAGGTGGTGAGATTAGCAACGGCCAACGCAGTCTCACCGCAAGAGTGGTTGAAGCGACTGGGTGATGTTGATGATATAGACCAGGAGTATGCGAGACTGGCTATTTGGCTTGCCTGGTTAGGGCAGATTGATGCAGCCAGAGCGGGCCGTGCGTTGCGAGTGTCGCCAGCCGAGAATACTGAGGAACCCTCTGCTCCCTTGCCAGAAGTAGCGGGGACCGAGATCGAACCCAAGTCACGTCAGCCTGCCAGGCAACCACAGGGCCAGAAACCAGTCAGGAGCAAGAGTGATGGAGGGTCTTACCGATAGTGTTGTTGTTCAACTGGGCGTGGGGCTGGCGGCAGCCTACTTGATCTTGAAGCTCGTCTTTGAGCAAATTATCCCTCTCTTCAGGCCCATGGTACCGGGGCAGAAAGGTAAACCAGGGAATGGCACAGCAGCAATGATCAAGGAGACCCACGACAGAATAGCCGACCTCCACAGATGGCATGATGTTAGAAACTCGGATGGGGTATTTGTGTGGTATGTCAGAAGTTCATTGGAGAACGCTCTGAGCAAGTTGGCAGACAATATTGACACTCAGACGCGGGTCTTGCAGGAGCTTGTTCTCTTGACCAAGGAGACCGCTCGGGCCATGGAGCGGATGGAGGGGAAACAGCATGAGTAGTGGCTACAGGTTCTCTACTGGTCTGAAGGTATCTGCTGAGATTTCAGCCCCCGTGACATTTACGGTGCCAGCAGGGGCTACTGGATCATCCGTGGAGCCAGCAGAGTTAGGCGGCAATTACCAAGCAGTCTTGGTCAAGTGTGATGACTGCGCAGGCATCGCGGCCACGACAAGCATGACAGCCCAGGTAGGATTCGCGGGCAGCGATGCCGTGTGCGACCTCTATGAGCAAGATAACCCTTCTACCAAGTGGTCTAAGGGAGCGTTGCCGGAGAGTGGCACACTGGTATTTCTACTGGCACACGCAGCGGGTGCCCGGCGCGTAAGGCTGATTCTGAGCAAGGCCGTTACGGCAGATGTTGTATTCAGCATCATCGGGCTGCGTCGCCTAGTCTAGGTGGTGAACCAATAGCCACGGGTGCGTGCAGGTTGGGAGCATAGCAGCTAGCGGGGGTACGGACATGGGCAACAGAACAAGGAAGGGGACTGTGACACAATCTGCCAGAAAGAAATATGGCAGTAAGGGTGGCAAGTATCCGATCTTTGATCACAGATCGTGCATGTCAGCCGTGAAGCTCAGGCATCATGGCAAGGGTGTGTCGGCCAGTTCTGTTTTGAACCGGGCAGCGCGATGGGCCAGTGCTCATAAGGACAGCACTTGACTCAACGCGGTGAAGAAGGCCCGGGAGGCCGATAGGAAACGATAGGCTTTTCTTTTAATGTGCGGCTATTCGCACGACAATAGACCTATAGGAGGTATGAAATGGGAACCGACAGTTCGCAGTCAGTGCAGCCCGGCGCGGAGCCCGGCGAGGGTCAGGAGACCATGCCGCAGCAGAGTGCCGCAGCAGCCGCTGGCCCGGACAGCGTGAAGCTGCCCCCGAGCCCTTTGAGCAAGGGTTCGCAGGACAGCAAGGGTCAAGAGGTAGATTGGGAAGCCCGATACAAGGGGCTGGACCGGCGCTATCAGCAGGAACGCCAGCAGTTTGAGGCGCAGTTGAAAGCGCAGGAGCAGCTTACCAAGGGCTTCGAGAAATTGGAGAAGAGGTTGTTGCAGCTTGAGGAGCAGGTAGTGCCACGCAAGGAAAGCAAGCCTGCACCCGAGTCGCCAACGGCTCAGCAGCAGAAACCCAAGGACGACGTTTCTGACGTTCTCTATGACCGTCTTGTGCAGGCTGAGAATGACCGTTACAAGATGATGTTGCTGGCTGAGTACACCCAGCCGGGCAAGCCAGGTGCTGGGTTGCCCTTGCTGGCTCTGGCCGAGAATATCCCATCAGTGGGCGTGAAGCTCAACGATGATGGAACAGTGGATGACTCAGCACAGCGCCAGGAGATTGAGAAGATCATCGAGGCTTTCAGGTCCGTGAAGCAGGGAGCACAGCAGCAGACTGCTCAACAGCTAGCTGCTGGCTGGACTCCTGGTGTCTCTCAGGGCGCACCTGTTCAGAAGACTGAGCAGGACCTGATGGATGAGTACCTGCATCTCAAGGAGTTTTACGGCTCTGAGGGCTTTGAGAAGCTGTCTGAAGCTGAGCAGGCCAAGGTCCAGCAACGCTACTATGAGTTGCAGGAGAAGGTGGGTTGGGAATTGCCCGGCCAGACCAAGCCGTGGCAGGATCTGAACGACATCGCTGGCTCTGTCAATCAGCTTCTGGCCCGAGTAGGGATCATAGAGGGTCGTCTGAAGTCGTCCCCCTAATCAATAGGAGGACTTTGAAATGGCAGTCGGAGACTTCGATAGCTACTATGGCGTCGAACCATGGAGTGCCATCGACATCAAGGAGCGGGACTGGTACGTGCCGGAGTTGCAGCGCGCCTTCCGGCAGACCAGCCGCTACAGTCAGATGGTGCCCATCAAAGTAGACTTTGGTGCAGTGCGCACCAAGAAGATCATCTGGACCGGCTTGTGGAACCTGGAGCCCGACATCACTGCTATCGGTGATCGTAGTCTGTGGCTCCCCACCATGCACCCGGACGGCTGGCAGGTCGAGCTCACCCTGCACACCTACGGTGGCAAGATTGCCCTACATAAGTATGACGAGCTCGTGACTTTCTTCCGGTCGTCTGGCCGTCAGGCCGGCACTCTGGCTCCACTATGTCGCACGCTGATGAGCGACGCTATTGTGGACCACATGGAAAAGCAGATCAGGAATGCCTTCCTGAGCCTGCCTGTCCGCTACTTCATCGGCGGCGGGACGGGCTTCGGGGACATTGGCGCTTCCGATCTGTTCGATCCTGGGATCGCTATGGACATCAGCCTGGAGTTCCAGTACAACGATGTCCTTGACCCCAACAACCCGAATGGTGTGAGCGCAGTGGCCTACGCTTCGCCTGGTCAGGTCTATACGGCTCAGCAAGATAGCACCTACATCACCCGCGCCCAGTACAGCGAGATCGGGGCTCGATCCCTGCTGCGCTATGAGATGGGGGCTTACAAGGGCGTGCGCTATGTGTCGCACAAGATCAACACCCTGTACAACTGCGGCACGATCACAGCACAGGCCACGGTAAGCTCCGAGATCAGCGCTGGCGATGGTGCTCCTGATCCTTCGAGCAGCACGGTACTGGGGGCCTATAAGGTGGGTCAGCAGAGCGGGCCTACGCGCTACATCCAGCTTGGCACCTTCTATCGCGGCAGCATCACCGACTTTGAGGTTGGGGATGTCGTCTCGATCCATACCCTGCGCAGCGACGCTTCAACACAGCCCTATACCGTCCAGTTCGCGCCGCTGCCTACAGACGGTACCAAGGTGGACCGCCGAATCGTGGAAGTGGACACGTCCAACAATCGGCTTGTCTTCGACCGGCCCATTCAGCAGGACTATGACACTGATCTGGGCGGGGGTGTCTACGCCTACGTGACCAAGGGCCTGCATATCCATGCCTGTGTGGTCATGGCTGCTCCTGGTGCCGTGGTTGGAGGCTTTGCTCAACCGCCCAAGGTCATGTTCCCTCCGGCCATCGACGACCGCGAGGCCATGTATCGCGTTACCTGGGACAGTGTGCATGAATATGGCCTGTTCCGGCCTGAGACGGCAGCCATCATCTTCAGTGCTGGCTATGTCAGCGCCGCTGGGTATAAGAATCTAGGCAACTAGCCATGGCGACTGTAACGCTCTCGACGCTTAGGGCCAGGGTGCAGATGTTCCTGCGTGACCCGGACACAAAGAAGTGGTCTGCGGATGACCTGGACACGATCATCAATCTGGCAGTCAGAAAGTGGACTACTGACATCCCTATCAAGTCAGCCAATGACTACCCAGTTGTCAGCGACCAGAACGAGTATGACATGCCAGGCAATGCGGTGAGCGTGGCCTACATCCGGGGTTACTTTGAGACAGCGGGCACGCTGGAGTTCATCCCGCCCATAGCGGTCAAGCCAGGCTCCTGGTATAGCAGTGAAGAACCGCGAGGTTTCATCGTTGATTTCCCTTACGAGGGGAAGTTCTATCTGCCCAGGGAGCCACGGGGCTCAACGTTCACATTGTACTACGGCGCCTATCACAACAACCTGGACACAGATAGTGACACGTTGGACCTGCGTCGCCTGGTTTGGGGAGAGCAAGCTGTTATAGCCTACGCCTGCTTTCTGGCCCACTTGCCCTACTCTGCCTCAAGGGCACGGTTGGAGCAATGGGCCAGGAAGCAGGACCTGAATGTGGGCAACCCGCTATCTGAGGAGGCGCGTCTCTGGCTCAACGAGTATAACCGGCTGATGTCCGAGAACTCGGGGCCTGATGTGCTACAGTTTGTGTCACTAGGGAGAACCTAGCATGGGCGCGATGCCTTCGGAAGAGGGGGTAGTTGACAAAATCTTGTCAGCCCTGGTCTCTTTGGCAGAGACCAAGTTGCGTGATGACATCGACAGCGATGACATCAGTCGGGCTGTGATGATCAAGGTAGGGCCGCGACAGGACGACCCCGAGCCGGTGGTGGTCCTGTTCCATGAGAACGATCCCTATAGCCCTGATCAGTGGACTCATTTCCCAGTCCGTTACGCGCGCAACAGGCCCGTAGGCGGCCTTGTAGGTGCTCACGACGGTGCTAGGCTCAGGTTCAGACCACAATCAGGCTACGAGCAGATAGGTGGCGGCAGTCGTTATGGCCGTGCCTTTAGTGCCGAGATCGAGGTCTGGGGTGACTATATCTCAGGTGTCGATATGACACGTGAGAGAGTACGGCACGTGGCATCTGTTGTCGAGAACAGACTGCGTAAGGCCCTGCACGACGCTGGCCCCAAGATAGGCACGGGCGACATCATCAGGGGGGACTTTGGCGAGTACGTGCTCCAGGGTCCTTACTTCGGTGAGTCCTGGGTAGACCAGGAAGAGGGCGAAGCTATGATCGTCCGCAAGGTGGTCAGGTTCTACTATCTGACTGTGGAGGTATGGAATACAAGTGCCTGGTAATATCTTGCACCCGACGGTTCTGGCTGTACATCTGCGGGATGACTATGTGATGGGTGGCTGTGAGCAGTACCGCATCCGCATCCCGTTCGAGATGGTCAGAAGCAAGGTGCAAGGCTCTATCATGGACTGGGTTCCATACGGCTACATGAAGAAGTGGCCCATGGACGGTTCGATGAAGACCAAACCATCGGACTATGACATCTGGGTATTGGCCCGGCACCGGCCACTGCCATACGACGACTACAGCCGGCCGCCGGCTGAGATACTGGATAGTGTAGACCAGTTGGGCATCAAGCTCGATGGCCGCTCTCACTTGATAGACCTGGTGCGCATTGTCAAGAGCAAGGTGGCAGTAGTCCTGGAATACGATGATGACCACTGGGGCAGTCGGGACTTTGCTGAATATAGGCACTACGACCTGGCTCGGGACTTGCTCAAAGAGGGCTCTGCCATCACGGTGACAACCGTAGACTTGCGGAACCTGGTGCAGAAGTACGCCCCAGGCGTGCCGGTCTACATCTTGCCCAACTGCGTGCGGTTCTGGGAATGGCAGGGCTGGGACCGGTGGGAGCGCTGGCCTGATGACTTTCTAGTCTTGGGCCTTACCGGTAGTAAGACCCACTACCGAGACTGGCGTGTGCTGGCGGAGGTCCTGCCCAGGATAATGGAGGAGCACGAGAATGTAGCCCTGGTTCTCCAGGGGTTCATTCCTGACTACCTTCAGCCGGTGGTAGCCAAGTACCAGGATCGGGCCTACGCCGACGACAAGTTCAAGGACTACAGCACCTATCCCGGTGTGATACGGCAGAGCGACATAGCCCTGTGCCCGGTGGATACCAGGGACGAGTTCAACAAGTACAAGTCGGCGATCAAGGCTGTAGAGGCTATGGCTGCTGGCAGGAGATTGCCGGGTGGTAAGCAGGGCGGAGCAGTGCCTATAGTCTCAGACATCAGGTACTACCGCCGTGTCGTAGGCAGTGGCAATAAGCGGGGGATCATCGTCAAGGAGCGCGATCCCCAAGCCTGGTATGAGGCTATCAAGATACTGATAATGGACAAGGATAGGCGACAGCGCTACGCCAGGAGGGGCCGGGCCTGGGTATGGAAGAACAGGTCCATAGAGACCAAGTGGCGTCTGTGGTGGGATGCCTATCAGGAGATATATCGGAGGAAGTAAGATGAGTTTGCAATCTGGAACCCAGGGCAAATTCTGGTTCGGCCCGCAGACGGGCAAGGGGAGCGCAGCCAGTACGTATCATGCTTTTCTGGCCAGTCTGGTGCAAGTAGCGCCGCAGCAAATGGTGCGGTCCCTTGGCCCCGTGGTGGGCGGCCGGTTCTTGCCTTATGGCCTGATCAAGACCGCTGCCTGGGGTGGCGGGCCTGTAGTGTTGCCGCCAATCCTGGATGACTATATCGGCTGGTTGCTCTATGCCTTCGCTGGCAGTTGCACCAGCAACGATATGGGCGATGGCACTTACGAGCATACCATGCCCTCTGGCGCTGACGAGAGTGCTCCGGGCAAGTACCTGACGGCACGGCGCAAGATTCCTGGCGGCTCGGACCAGTATGAGCAGATGGAAGACCTGGTGCCGTATCGCATCCTTCTGGGCATCACGCCCGGCGAGTACGTGAACATGCGCTACGAGGTTATCGGCCGCACCGTGAGCGCGCCAGACGGCTCTGGCTGGGCTCACAGCCCAAAGGACGAGACCAGCATCCCTATTGCCTGTCGCGGTGGTTTGGAGTTGCCCGATGGTAGTTCCCTGGAGACCGCAACGGGCGCCGCTCTGGAAATCGTGAATGTCATCCCTGACCTGCGCCGGGTGCTTACGGTTGGGGACTACTATCCCTATGACTTCCCAGTGCTGACACGCACCATCACTTTGACCTTCACGCATCTCTACGAAACGAACACGCTCTACCAGAACTTCTACTGGGATGGTACTTCCTGGAAGCCGGATGTCTACAGTACCTCGATGGATGTCTATGTGCAGTCGACCAATGACATCAGTGGGGCATCGGCGCCCTACGAGCTCAAGCTGTGGGCGCAGAATGTGGACTGGACCTGCGCGCCTCTGAACCTGGCTGGTGGTGGGCTCATCGAGTTTGCTATCACGGGAACAGTGGCCCAGGCCAGTAGCGGCTTCGACTGGTACTTCCGGCTCAAGAACGGCACCGATGAATACAACTGGCCTAGCTAGGGCGAGGCAGTAGAAGAGCATGAGTGAATCCAGAGCGTTTGTGAGGGTACTGCACAATCAGGGTGACCAGGCGGAGGTAGTGGAGATCGAGCTTGGGCCAGAGGCACGCTATGCCCTGGATACCATGAACCCTGACCTGGTTAGGGTCTGGGATAGGGAGCACACCTATCTATTCCATGACTCCTTCCTGGTCACTCTGTGTGTCAAGAATCAACGACCCCAGCACTAGGGTTTCCATGGAAACTTTGTGCGGGGTGGGAAACTGAGAGATCGGAGGAAGAACGATGGCACTTCAAATCAAGGGCACAATCCTTAGCCCCAAGATCCCCTTGGATCAGAGCGATCCCGATGGCGATACCTACGTGGTGTTCCGCCGCCCCCGGCAGATGGAGGCTGAACTCCTGTCGGACCTTTGGGTCCGGCACCCTATTCAGTGGGAAGAGGGCGGCCGCAAGATCACGCAGTTGACCAGTACATCCTGGGCGCAGGTAGACCGAGAACAGGTGAAGCTGTGTCTTGTCGAGAGCAACATCCTCGACGAGAATGGCAAGCCACTGTTCAAGCCTGGCTATTCGTGCCGTGCCCC